ATTATTAGTCATAGTAATATATAATATGTTGTTAAAAAATTATTAAGTTTCCTAACGATAAGGGTTGTCCTTTTGGGGCCTTGATCTTGCGTACTTTTAGTTTTTACGCCAAAAACCGCTTCATCAGAGGCCAACATATTACTATGTCGGGTTAGTCAGATTCCGCTTTATATTTCAATAATAGTTCTTGAAATATAAAGAGTCAATTACTTTTTAGCTTTAGCCTCGTTCTCTTCGGCAACTAGAGCAGCACGCATCATTTTTTGATACTGTTCTTGCTGTGTTCTGTCAAAACCGATAGACTTTGCATTGTCAGCTTTAAATTTAAATGCGTCAGCTTTCAACTCGGCAGCACTCTTTTCAGGTGTACCATTATTGTTTTGTAATCCCGGTGTTGATAACTCCCCACCAACTAAATGACGGTATAAGAAATCAATACCAGCCGAAGTATCAGCTAATGATTGTAGGATTTGTTGATCTTCCGGCGGTAATTTGTCAGTAAATTCCTGCAACTTACCAATAATAGTATCTGCCTGCGGCCCTAATTTTTCTTTAATCTGATCGTTTGATTCTGCTAAAGAAGCCATGTTTTTTAAATGAGCTTCTACTAGTCTTGACGCTTGGTCTTGACTTAGGTTCAACTCTTTAAATACTGGAATCATAGCTTTCATATCTGGGTCGTCCATAGATATTTCTGTTCCCTCCAAGCCTTCAACATTATTAAAATTAAACTCATATTTTTCTGGTGCTTTTGGTGCTGCACCTTCCATATCTTTGATTTTTGTACCTAACTCTCTAGCGTATTTGGTACTTTCACGATAACCTTTTTCTAGTTCTTCAACTGATTTATATTTTCCAGCTAATAAAGTTTGATTATTATTTAATTCCCCATCAGATGTATTGTCTGTTGGGGCAGTCGTTGTGTCATTAGACACATCGGCTGGTTGGCCTTCATTTAGATTTTCTGTTTCCATGGGAATCTACTTTTTTAATTATTAATAAAATTTTACGATAGAGGTTATTCTCCCCTTCACGCAATGCCATACCAATAGCAGTATTAACGCCATCGGTATACATTGATTGAAAGCTAGGCTTCTCTATTGTAATGCGGCGTAAAGCTTCAAGAGCCTTAGCACCTTTCTCGCCTTTGAAAGCTTGAGCAATCATAATTTCATCATCGCTCAAACCAAGAGATTCTATTTTTTGATTTTCAATATCCTCAAGACCTTTCCATCCGTCAGTCATATTATTTCTTTTTAGTTGATTTTTTGTAAATCCTTTTCTTTTTAGGGGCAGCCGGTTTTGGCTCTTCTATTTTTTCTTTATGATTGCACCAAATACACCATCTTGGTTTTGGTTGTGCTGATAAATAAATATGTCGGCCATTACGGCATCTTTCTTGAGTCATAGTTAAACCATTGGTTGTTCTGGCTGCGCACCTTGAGCAACACCAGCTTGTTGAGCTAATACTTGCTTGACAGCGTCCATTTGTTCTTGAGTTGGTAAAATATTTGACCTTACGCCAAGTAATCTTGAAAGCTCTGCACCAAATTCAATTGGGTTAGTCATCATCATTAACCCTTGTGGGCCAAAGAAGCCACTAACAATTTCAGCGTATCTTGTCATTGCTGTTAATTCTTCTTGGTCTTGAGCAACAGCTAATGGCGACACATGCTGAATACCAATATTATTACCATCAACAGTAAATCCACTAAGGTCAATCATACCTAATTCTTCTAGTATGTATAAACCTCTCATCATAATTTGTTCTGCGCCTTCACTTTGCATACGACCGAAAGGTGAACCCATACGTTTTGCCATTCTTTGCGCTCTATGTGCAATCTCGGTAGCTGTCTTAACCGGTGCGTCAATCTCGCCCATTGGTTCAGCCATCAAGATACCTTTAATAGATTTAATCAAATCTTGCATGATAATCTGGCTCACATTGAAATCAGCCCCACTACGAAGTGGTGCAATGCTCGGCCCATTTGGATTACCCGGATTAGCCATAACTGGTATCTTAGCACCCGGCTCCATAACAATATTCTCAAGATTGATAATACCATCATCAACCACAGTCCACATACCGGATATTGCTAAAGCAGCATTTTTAAGAACTAGCTCTTTAGTTTTATTTAAAGTTTTATTGTCAGCCAATGCTTTTAATACTGGGCCTCTTCCGTAAACTTCACCTGCTGATACTGCGTATCTTACATTAATCCACGGTTGGCTCTTATTCTCACGGTCAACAATTACTTCTTTTGTTTTTTCTTCCTGTACAATATAGCGGAAGCCATCAGTCATTTGTTCTTTACTGATAGACTTACCGCCCCTGTCTTGAGTAAGCACTCTACTTTTAACTTTATCTTGAATAGTGTACTCAATGATGCAGGTTTCTTCGTATGGATTAGTTTCTATTGCTGCTTGAAGCGTTTGAGATAACTTAGCATCTGGCCATGTTTCTTTAATAAGATGGTTTGGCAGTTTCCATTTACGGAACCTACCACCAACAGAACCAAACTTACCTCTTTCAAGATAAACTTGATCTAATGGTATAGCTTCAAAGATAAATGGTTTGTCTCTGGTACCTTTGTGCATAAGCATATTACCAGTACCAACCATCCAGTCCTCTAAGAACTCTGCTACTTGAATGTCAAAATTACTATTGTGAAGTGAAGTAAAAAATAAATCAGTAATATCTTCTAGTTTTTTATTAAGATCACCGGATTTGTCTTTAAGTAATGGGCCTAATTTAAGCTTACCCCAATTTTTCTGTGGTGGGAATATCTCGGCTTGTGCGTTAGATACTGCCTCGTCCAGTGCATCTTGACCGGTAGAGTCAAATATGCGATCAGTATTAGTACGCTTAGACCCTTCTTGTGGGTCATCAAACGTATCTCTTTGAGGCGAAAAATATTCAAGAGCCTCTTTATATGTATTGCGCCAATTTGTTTTACGGCTAACCGCATTTTGAAAACGCTTATAAAGAGTATCTTTTTTATCCATAAATTACGAAGTTAATTTGTTTGACTCTACAAAACCTTTTTCGGAAGTAGTAATAAGCGATGCTCTACCTCTTCCACGTCTACGGATACCTTTTAGTTCATCGGTATTCTTTTGAGCCAAAGCTTCTTTAGCCATTCTAGCCTCTTCTTGCTGGCGTTTTAATTCAGCCCTTTGTTCTTCGGCTGCTTTAACTTGTGCGCTATTGTCAGGCGCGCTCGGTCTACTTCCCATAATTAAAAATTAATTTTTAATTTTAACTTAATTGATCTATTCATCAAAGTCAACCTGTATATTATATTCAATCAACTTTGTTTTAAAACTCTCATATGTTTCAAATTCTTCTATGTTCTCTAAGTTAGTTGACATATATTGGTTGGGTTCAATAATACCATATGCTGACGGGTGTCTATTACCTTCATCATCAAAATTATACGCTATAAAATATACTGTTTTTACAGGTTTAACTATCTCTAACATTAAGCTGGCCCTCCATCAATAATTGTCCATAAATATTCATTAACTAAATGCCTTCTAGCAGTTTCAGCAGCCAAAGAAAAAGTAGCGTTTCCTCCATTAAAAAATACTCCTGTCTGGACATTTTGTGCGGCCCAACCAATTAAAAGTGCATCGTAATTAGCTGTACTAAGCGTTGTTCCTTCAAACATATTATATGCACTTGTTAAGTTAGAAACATTCCAAGAACCAAAATTAACATCTAAATTTGTACAAGCCTGAAATGTGCTGTTCATTAGATTAATAGTACTTGTATCAAGATAAGCTAAATCTGGTTCGTTCAGATTAGCCATATTGCGAAATGTGCGATTTAAACCGGTTAATCGTGATAAATCCCAATTTTTAATACCTGGTATTGATGTAACAGTACTACAACCTCTAAACCATTCAAATGGACTGGTCGCTCCACCAAAATCAAATTTATCTTTAGCAGTTATCTCCATGTTAATACACCCTTGAAAAACCGAAGTATTAGGTGATTTAAAACAACCCCAGTTCTCAACAGATCGAACTTTTTGACAATCGCCCCCATTAGCAAAACGAAAATTACTAAACAAACCTTTTATTGAAATTTGATAAGTTCCTGCTGCAGAATAAGTATGTGTCCATCTTGAATCCGAAAATGATGTTATATAGTCTGTAGACCCATCACCCCAATCTACTAAACACGCATAGGAGCCTATTTCATGTACAGGAACCTTGAATTGAGTACTTGATGAAACTCCAGGGAAATCGGTTTTAACTGTAAACACAAAAGGTGGATAGTCATCTTGAGAATATAAATAATCCATTATTATGCTATATCTTTATACACTACATGGAATGTTTTAGCAGTTTCTGTCGCATTAAACACAAAAGTAACATTCATTAATCCTGCTGAAATAGAAGGTCTAATAGGAATATATTTTGAAGCTGCTATTGCTGGTGAATAATCAGACACAGCACCATAAACACCATCACCATTATAAACAGTAACCCCTGCATCACCGGGAGATACTGCATTTTTTATAGTAAAAGCTGTAGATGCTATACCTGCTGGAATAAAAATACCAACTAAAGATTTATTAATTAAATTAATTTGTTCTGATTCAGTACCAGACGAAATAGTAAAAGATTTAACAAAACAATTAGCACTCATTTTTTATTTATATATTAATTTATTAATTTTGCCCCTCGCTTTAGTAAATGCCTATATAATTGATAAGGTGTTACAGCTTTATTAGTTATACCTAAAAACATTTTTACTGTACTTACACAAGTAGGGAGCATATTCCATATATTAAAATTTTTATTAGAAAAGTCAATTGGTATTTTAATTCTTAAAATTACTAAATTATCATTTTCATTTATTAATATGTGAGCTAGTTCATTAGCAGTAACATCTTGGTAAATAGCTGTATTTATATTAGCTTTGGTGTGATCGGCAAAATATACATAATCCCCTATTTGCCGAAAACAATAACAATGGTAAAAAGGATATTTTAAAAAAGTATGAATTTTAGTAGGTCTTACATTATGCGCAGAAAAAACTACGTACCACATTGTAAATTTTAAATCTTCCATATACTCCAATTACTTTTATTAATTATTGTTTTTAGCTGTGATTTCTGATTACCTCTTGTGATCGCACGATAAGAACCAGTTGATAAACACACATATTGGTTGGCATCGTGAACATGCGAGAATTGGTTTTTCTCTGGCTTATCTTCAAATTTACCGCCGCCGGAAACATTTAATTGTCGGTAACGATAACCACCATTGAAACCTCTTTTAAGCGTCGGGCATTTCTTACCATTGATAATATATGCTGGTTGACCATTAACCAATCTGTCAAGTTCATAACTAACACTTTCAATCCTCATCTTAATTTGGTTTGATGGCGCTGACGCTACAGTAATTCCTTGCGCTCTCATTAAATCCTTTGCTGATTTTTGCTGTTGATCTTTAAATTCCCCTGCTGGGTCACCATAGCATTTATACTGGTACCCTTTGTAATCTTTATTCAAAACCTGTATTAATATTTTGGCAAAATTTTGAATTGATGTATCAATAGTTACTATTTCCTCAAGCACTCTGCGTTGCCCCGTAGGTGATATTTGAGTAATTAAAGCTGCCGGTGTGTTACCATAGTCAATACCAATATGAAGTATTACGCCCGGTATTGGTTTTAAATCATTCACGCAGTGCAGTTCATCTCTGTAAGATTGGTTATATACTGGCTTACCATCTTGTATAGTACCGTATTTACCATGCACAAATACGTTTGTCCATTCTTTAGTTTTACCTGCAGCAATCCTTTGATAATAACCTCGTGGTAGATGCTTTATATTTTCCGCTTCTGGGCTCAAACCCGATGGTTGCCCCCAGAACTCCCACCCTTCTGGTGTCTCAACTTCTGCACCATTATACCACCAATGGTCATCATCTGGTGGGTTGGTATCCATAATAATACCATACCATGTTGGCCACTGATCGTCTGGTACTTCATCTGGTTTTTCCTTTCTTGCTGGGTACCTACCCACACGCCCTGTACCGGCATCTACGATGTCCTTATGAATAAACCTAGCCTCGTTAAAGAATATACCAGTTACCTCTAAGGATAACAACTTCTTCACATCATCTGGTCGGTCTAACGCAAGAAATATTACCTCAAGCTCTATATCCTCAATAGCAACACGGTGTGTAATTGGTGGTTTTCTATTCATCTTACCAAACACCGCCTCTGGAAACCAATCTAACCATGTTTTAATAGTCGTTGTTTCCAGTTCTGGTCCTGTGTTTCTTACCACAGCCCACCTAGTACGGCGTTTACCATCAATAGAAGGGTGCTGTTGCTTGGCTCTAATGAATATCTCAAGACAACAACCCACTGATTTACCAGAACCTATCGGCCCTTTAACGCCTCTAACAAACGCATTTGATGCGTGAAAGTCAGCTAAAGTCGGACTAGCTTGGTAATTAAGCTTGAACGTTGGCGTTGCTGGTGCTTGCTCGTATGGATTATTTCTGTTCTTCGCCATCGCCTAAAAGATCGCTTGATGGTTGAGACTGCTTTTTGTTGGCGGTTGCTTCTCTACGCTTTGCGTTCTTTTGGTCTCTTGCGAGACTGTCCGGTGTCTTTAGTTGGGAATCGCTCTTTATGCCTTGCCAGAATTGTATGTGAGTACACGGTACTATTTCCTTACAACAACCGCAGACACCAAGAAACATTGGTGCGGTGTTACGTGGATTCTTCCATGTTGCGCCGTTATTCTCCGCACAAGATGGACATATTTGCAATACGCTGTTTGTCATTTTCTTTTGATTTAATGTTAATATTAATACTATGGTCGCTTTTGTTTGTTGATTCCTGTGGTGTTGCGTTGACCGCTTTCAGCGGCGTGTTTTGCGTGTCATTTGATTTAGCGGTAGCGTTGCCAGTATCAATTTGAATTAATACCTGTGGCGCTGTTTGCGTGGCGTCCTTGAAGTTACCACTGGCTCTAAGCATATTACCAGCCATAGCGGCTAGTGCGCTACCAGCCTTAGAATCGCCTTCTTTAAATCTGTTATGAATATCTCTAAGTATTTCAACACTCCAACCAGCTACGGTTTTAGCGTCCATTAATACTGCGTCCTCGTACGCTTGGTGTATCCTGTTAAGAACATCTGTAAATTTCGGCTGATCTAACCATTGTGTGTACACTTTCTTGGGAATGTTAAGTGTTTTGAGCGTACGGTCTACGTCTAAATCCTTTTTATATTCCTCAAAAAAGGCATACGCCTTAAGGTCATACGGCACCACATCGGTTGACCCGGGTTTATTAGGGTCATGTATTTCTTCTAATGGTGGCATTTGTTTAGTTGTTTTCTTTAACTTATCCATAAATGGGTCAAATCTTTTCTGTATCTGTTCGTCTTTAAAGAGATTTTTCATTTGTTTTACTAACAACTGAATATACTTGTAAACCATATTGTAAGAACTAATTATTGAATTGTCAAGCAAAAGACTAAATTAGCAGTTTTCCGTGTGTGGGCCTTAAAAAATATTTTAAGCCGGCCGTTATTCTGACGTATATAGCGTTCTGAACGCCGTTAATGTACATGGAATTATAGAGATGAAATAGGTGATGACGGGGGTGGCAAACCGATTTTCGGGGTACCCCCTCACTACACGCCTTACACTTTCAAACTTGCCACGATGAGAGCTAAAGACACGCTTTAAATTTCAATAAACTTGCTCAAGTTTAATCTTGAAAAATCAATAATTTGTTTTAAGCTTTGAAAGCGAATTAAACTTAATGCGTGTAATGGATTATATTGTTTAGAGGAGATAGACTCAATACGATTTATAACCTTTATAAAAACTTTACTAAATACACTAAAACAACTAACTAACCTAAACCAAACTAAACGCTATTATTAATATGTTGCTAAAATACTACATTAAATTCAAATATAGAAACAGTGAGCGAACTCGATATATTAAAGCTAGGTGCATACATGATGCCATAATAAAACTACTAGATAAGCATAAAAAGAACTCTATTACAGCCATATCTATTGAAGGCGACCCATTACCAACCAGACAAGACACAGCAGCCGAACTTATCAAAAAGAAAGAAGAGGCCAAAGAAAGAAAAAGAAAAGGCGCAATAAAATACTACCAGTTGACTGGTAAGACAGTTTTTGACAAATAATCCACTATTGAAATTTAAAGAAACTACCCATCACAAATATCACAATGTAACACCTAATGTGTCTAGTCCGAAGCCAGTGTTTCTGCGGTTGTGACTAGTTGTAATACTTGTAACACCTTTTTTCTACTACTTAATAATTTTTATTTACTAATAAATGCTCAATGTATCATCACCTTATTTCTATACTAGTTACATATACTAATTACATATACTAGTTACATATACCATATTTTAATAAAATCTTAATAGGTAAGAAATAGGTATTACACCTATTACAACCGCAGAAACACTGGCTTCAAACTAGACACACTACCTATTACATGTGATATCACACTTATTGACTTTTCAAGAAATAAATAAATAAAACTAAAAAACTTGACATTTTATACTAATTACATTAACTAATTACATTAACTAGTTACTTACATTAACTAGTTACTAACTTATATTTAGTAACAATTAACCTTAATTAGATTATTATGTCTAAAATTACACTTAGTGAGAAAGATTTTAAATCTTTTTACAAAAAATTATCAATAACTCAATTAGCTAACCTTTTAGGGGTTAGCCGATTAACTATATATCGCACAGCCAAGCAATATGGTCTCACAAAGCAAGAAGCCATAGGAGATAAATTGATTTTAACAGAGGCTAAAAGCGAAATACTAAGTAATGGCACTTATTTAGTTAATAAAGATCAATTTATTAGACTCTATAACCTCTTAACTACTCAAAAACTGGCTGCTCATTATGGAGTAAGTCGCATGTCTATATGGCGTAAAGCTAAGCAATTAGGCCTTTCAAAAAGAAAAACAAAACTTTCTTAGAATTTTTTTACCCTGTCAATTAGTATTTTCCTTGATATTTCAAGATAAACAACTAAAACTAGAAAAAACTATTGACCTTTTAGAATGCCCCATATAAGATAATATTATTATTAACATAAAAAAAAGAGTTTTAATATGGATAAAAACCAACCTAACAATGCAACTTCAGTAGTTTGTGAGAGCGAACTTGAACAAATTGAACAAAATGAACAAATTGAAATGATATTCAATGAAAGTCAATTTTGCCAGGAATTACTGGATACTTGGGGTGTAGATTTAAAAGATTTAAGATAGGAAAAGGACTCTAATTAATGATAGAGTCCTTTTATAAAAAAAAGAGAAACTTTATTTTAGCGTTTATTCTTTCAAAAATCAACACTTTTTCAACACTTTTTCAAAATTAGTACAAACTATTTAAACTTTTAATGCCATCAACCTTAGCAACAAAACGTCAGGCTAGACAATGGCGATTTTAGCAAACTGTCAGGTTAGACAATGGCGATTTTAGCAAACTGTCAGGTTAGACAATGGCAATTTTTAGCAAATAAAATTATTTTTAAAAAAGTTCTTGACATTTCAAGAAATTAATCTTATACTTAGGTTATATCTTGAATTTTCAAGGTATATTTTAATTTATTAACTTTAAACAAAAACGATTATGACTAATACAATAAATATTAAAAAAGTAAAAGTTAGCAATATGACCTCTTCAAATGGTAATAAGATTGCTAATCAATTCATTATTGAAACCGAAGGCGGACTTTATTTCCAAAGCTACAATTCAATTATAGCTTATAAACCTTTTGCACACGGTTTGAAAACTATCCTTGATAAAGATTATTGGGAATACAGCACAACAACTGGTAAGTACCGTGATTTATTCCTTAATGAAGATAGAAAGGAAACTGAACGCAAGATTAAAAGCGGTCAGTATGTTTTAGGAACTTTAAACTAAATAATATTAACTTTAAACAGAAACGAAAATGACTAATAATATTTCAAAAGAGCAAGCGATTGCAAACTACTTAAATTGCGAAATTGATGATTTAATAGAAAAGACTTACGACCATTACGGGCTAAAAATCTTTGATGATTACGCAATAGGAACTGACGAAGAAGCCGACAAAGCCGTTGCCGATTATATAGAACAAACCGCATGGGCTTTCAATGCTAGTTTCTTAGCCGAAATGACTGATTTACCCTACGAAGTTTTTGAAGCTATGCAAGATAAATGTGAAGGTAGCAACGAAGCTGTTTTAAAACTTATCCACAAAACTTGCGGGCTTGAAGATTTCGTTGAAGCTGCAATTGGTGCAGACGGCAGAGGGCATTTTCTATCTAGTTATGATGGCCACGAGATAGAACAAGACGGCTACTTTATCTATAAAATATAATACGGGGGATATATGACTATTTTATATATTATCTTAATAGTTGCGATGCTAGCAGGCATTATCTACATGGTTCAAGACGGGGCGACCTTTTGGGGCGATGTAGAAAAAGTAGCCAAAGGCAAACCAACTAAAAAGTATTTTACCGAGTTCAATAAGAACAAAACTAAATAATAACAACTTAAAACAAAAACGATTATGAAAATAGTAAAACAATCCATATTAGCAGTTCTAATAATGAGCTGCTTTATGTTCTTTTTTTATAAAGCGATTGCAAGAGCAGACAACCATTGCAGGGCAGCTAATGATTCTTATTGGGATTATAGATTCTGCATGGGTATTTAATAACAACTAAGAAAAGTAAATGATTATGCAAACAAATATTCAATACATAAAACCTAATGAGACGCTAGAAACTTTAGAGGCTTCAAATAAAAACTCTTATTGGTTATATAATTATAAAGGGCAGGTATTCTATTTATTTGATGAGCTTGAAGAAACCAACAAATATTTAGACGGTAAACCCTGCACCCCTTTAAACATCTTTGAAGATGAGCAAGAACTTGATTCCTACTTAGAACACTTAAATTTAAAAGGGTAATAATTATGCAAAGCAAACAATATAAAGTATTTAGGCAATACGACGGCCGAAAAGAGAATCTCTACTCAAAAAAATTGTATAGTGAGATGGAGATAAAACGCCTTTTTAAGTTAATTAAAGACGGCATAAAAGCCAATGATGGTTTTATTATTGGTGAAGGTGAGGAAGGTTTTTACGCCCGAACTTGTAAACTATCAACGCCTTTCACTTTTAGAAAAGAATTAGTAACCAATTTAATTAAATAATATTATGAGTAATAAAAGCAATTCAACATATCAACGCAAGAACGGCGTTGTAATGAAACAAATCAACTTAGCCGTAAGAGCAGATATAGCCGAAAAGTTTGATACGCTTTGCAATGGTTTAAGCAAGTCCGCAATCTTCACTCAATGGGTGAACGAAAAAGCACGGGAACAATTAGCACAGTTTAGCGAAGTTGCGCCAGCTAAGAAGCCTACATATTCAATTTTAGACGGGGAATAATATGACAACTTCATTAGCTATAAGTGCGGGAGCTGCTGCAAGTGCAAACGCTGCCAATATGAGAGCCAGAAAAGCAGAAGAGGCAAGCTGTAAGATGATGGTTAAAGGTTATGAACATAACACAGCCACCATAGCAGAGCAAAAAGACTATGCACATTGTATTAATCTGCTACACCCTAAAGCCCTTGACCCATCAGCAATCTTAATACTAAAGATTCTTTTTATTATTGGCCTAATAGGTGCAGTAGTAACTTACATGAAAGAAGAATACAGCGACTTTATAGAAAGAGTTTTTATTAGCTTACTTGGTTTTATAGTAGCACCCTTAGCTGTAGCTTGTATCGGGGGCTTATTCTACGGTATTTATTGGGTATTATTTTTATAGGGTCAGATTAGACAATGGCGATTTTTTGAAATTTCAACTTGACAACTACGAAATCAACGCCATAATATACTTGTATAAATTGTTATCATTTAATAATATCTTGTAACGAACATGGACGAAAAAAATTTAACTTCGCTAGAGCTAGCTAAGATACTTTCTCTTAACCCACAATATGTAAGGGACTTAGCTAGACTTGGATTAATTCCAGCTAAGAAACTTGGTAGGCATTGGCGTTTTGATCTTGATAAGGTTGAAAAACAGATGGAACGCAACGCAGCAATAGCGGTTCAGCGTTCACTAATAAGTAACAACTCAACCGATGAAGATTAAAATAAAAGACCTATGGATAATATTAATGTATTAAGTTTATTTGATGGTATAAGTGGAGCAAGACAGGCTCTAAACGAGCTAGGTATTACCAATCAATATTTAGCCAGTGAAGTAGATAAATACGCAATTCAAATAGCTAAAACAAATCACCCTTCCAATTTTAATTTAGGTGATGTAAAGCAAATTAATATAACCTCCCTCCATCTTTTGGGAATTGATAAGGTTGATCTACTAATAGGTGGTTCTCCTTGTCAAGACTTATCCATAGCAAAGAAGGACAGAAAAGGACTGGAAGGTAGTAGAAGCGGTTTATTCTTTGAATATGTAAGATTACTGCATGAATTAAAACCTAAATGGTTTATCTTAGAAAATGTAGCTTCCATGAACCAATTAAGCAGAGATAAAATAAGTGATAAATTAGGTGTGAAACCTGTATTAATTAATTCTGCTTTATTAACCGCACAGCAAAGAAAAAGATATTATTGGGTTGGTAGATTAGACGACGGCAAATATTCTCAAATTGAAATATCACAGCCAGATGATAAAGGCATTTTACTTAAAGATATTATGGAGTCTTTAGATTCTATAAGCCCAGACCTTGAAATTAGAGATAAATCAAAATGTATTAGAGTTGGTGGTAGAGGTAGCCCCGTTGGTTCTAAACAAGAATGGGATTCACCATTTAAACCTGTAAAGATAGCGCATTTTAATAAAGGTGGTCAAGGTGATAGAGTATATTCAACCAATGGTAAAAGTGTTTCTTTATCTGCTAATGGTGGAGGGCGAGGTGCTAAAACAGGTTTATACGCAATGGCTCAAAGAGGGAGATACAATATATTAGGAAACACAACCCAACAATTTGAAACTTCTTTTAATGAAAAGAGTAACTCTCTTACTAGAGTTCAAAAAGATTCATTGCTATTAGATAACACTAAAGGGAGCTATACAATAAGAAAATTAACAGTAAATGAATGTTGTAGGCTTCAAGGGTTCCCAGATGGGTACTGTGATTCAGTGAGTAAAACACAAGGGTATAAAGCGTTAGGTAACTCCTTCACTGTACCTGTGATAAAACATTTAATGAAACAGATTTGGAGCCTATGAAAAATTTACAAAAACGAAACAATGTAGTTAATCCGCCACTTATAGAAGTGATAAAGAGCTACCACAAAGCTGGCTTCGTTGTCACGCCTCTTAATGGTAAGATTCCCGTTCAAAAGAACTGGCAGAAAACCACGCTTGAGCTTTCTAAAGATCAATTAGACAATGGCGATTTTGACACTATTAATAGCGCTGGTTTCGTAATACCAGACGATATGATTATTGTGGACGTTGATAACCACGACAACACCAATGGTACAGATTCCCTAAAGAAATTAAGTGAGCATTATAAATATGATTTAACTGCAAACGCAGCAGTAATAACTAACACAGCAAGTGGAGGACTACATTTATATTATAAAAAGAATAAAGAACATTTAGAGCTACCAATAGCCAATTCATTAAAGGGCTTTGCAGGCGTAGAATTTAAATCACTTAAAAGACAAGTAGTAATACCAGAATCAAAACTACCTAACGGAAAAAAATATAAACTATCCTTATTAACTACTGGCTTCTCACACTTAAAAGAACTGCCAAAGGATTTAATGTTAGACCTCTTAAAAAGAGAGAACGGAATAAAACTAGGTGAGCAAGCAGAAAGCCAAAACGATAACACACCAAAAGATGCACCAACAGATATAAAAATATTTACAGACTTATTAAAGATTCAAGACATCTCATTGCCGGGAGATAGAGGTAATAACCTATATCAAATAGCTTGTGTAGGTAAAGATCAAGGGCTGAGCAAAGCGAAAGTAACCGAGCTACTAGCAACTTACAATCAAACAAATAACCAACCACCACTTAGCCAAGATAGATTTTTACATACTATCAATAGTGCTTTTACTTATTCAAAAAATAAAACCCCGACAAGATCAGTAGCTATTGATTTTGCGGAGCCACCAGAATGTCAATTAGATGATAGCGATTTTAATAAACTATCAGAAGATGAAGCATCTAAACAAGAAGCTAATTTAATTCCGTGGATAGATAAGCTTGTTAGAACTGGTAAAGATAATTCTGGTAACATTTCAAGAACTAATTTTGGAACTCAAAACACAGAATTATTTATAGCTAACCTACCAAGATTGAAAGGTAAGTTGGCTGTTAATTTATTTTCAATGGATACTGTTTGGCAACAACCAGCGCCGTGGCATAAGCCTACAATATTGACAGGAGAGATTGATAAAGTATTGGACGATGACGATGTTATAAGAATCCGTCAAGAAATTAATAAAGCTGGTTTTGACCCTAGTGGAAGCCATATATTAGAAGCAACCAGAGCAGTGGCGTTCAAAAATGAATACCACCCAGTCAAAGATTATTTTGAAGGGTTGCCAGAATGGGACGGAGTAAAAAGATTAGAGCGATTTTTCCCGGACTTCTGCGAGACAGAGGACAGCAAGTATTCTCAAGAGTTAGGTATTAAACTTTTTACAGCGATAGTAAATAGAATATATGTACCCGGCTGCAAGTTTGATTATCTGCCAATATTTATTGGTGAACAAGGGATTGGTAAGTCCACCTTACTAGAAACCATAGCAATTAAACCACAATGGTATACTGATAATTTAGGCGATGTAAATAATAAAGATGTTATCTTGCGTATGAGATCAAAACTAATTGTAGAAAACGCAGAGCTTACTATGTTTAATGACGCAGATGTGAATGAGGTTAAAGCTTTCTTATCAAGAAGAACCGATAGAGATAGATTACCTTATGATAGATTACCAAGAGATTTACCAAGACAATGTATTATTGTAGCGACCACTAACAAAGATAGATTCTTACAAGATGAAACTGGTAATAGAAGAATGTGGCCAATAGAGCTAATTAAGATTGATAGTGATGGTATTAAAGAAAACTTAAATATGTTTTATGCCGAAGCAATAGCCAGATATAAAGCAGGTGAGTCACTATACATGGATAACTTAGAGGCCGATGTTATAGCAAAGAACAAACAAGCTGAAAGGTTTAACCAAGATGATTGGGAACCAGAGATAGTTGAATGGTTAGACAAAGAGAACATAGACAAAACAACAGTACGCCATGTGTGGTTAAATTGTTTCAATAGAGATATTGTGTCTTGTGGCTTTAGGGAACAAAAGAGAATTGGTGCTGTGTTACGTCACCTCGGTTGGGTACGCAGTACAGTTAGAATAGATGGTAAAACTCAATCTGGTTTTAGAAAATGAATATCAAGATGAAAATTAATTATTATAAACTTTAAAAAAGTTCTTGACATAAAAGAATATACAAGTATATTATGTTGTCAAAGACGGTAAGAACTTAAATCTTTTTAATTTTTGTGCCTTCTAAATCTTATTAAAAAGAAAGTTTAAGATTTAACCGTCTTGGAAAAACGGTAGGTTAACGATTTCGTTTTTGTTCGTTAACCTACTAATTTAAATAACACGTAACTAAACGAAACGACATGAAGATAACGTTTGATAACGAAAAATATTATATAACCTGTGAGTACGGTGAGCGTAACCAAATCAAAGCAGCAGGTTTTAAATGGTGTTCGCAGAACAAGATGTGGGGTACTAACAGCTTTTATATTGCGATGATGGCTGTTAAGAAATTAAATATTGAAGAGTACCCGGAAGAATTAAAGAGTTATCTAGATAATTATTCCTATAGTTACTCTGAAAAACCAGTCGTAGATTTTGAATCTCAACTATTCCCATATCAAGCAGCCGGGTACGGTGAGATAGCCCATAGAAAAAATGTTCTGTTAGCTGATGAACAAGGGTTAGGAAAAACTCTTCAAGTGATCTTCTTCATACAAAATTACCAAGAGTTCAGGAGACGGATTATCGTTTGCCCAGCTTCATTAAAATTAAATTGGGCTAGAGAGTTCAAGAAGTGGGCTGACATGGATACCTTTGTAGTTAGAACTGGTAAAGATAGATTCCCAAAAGATGCCTCAACAATCATAGTAAACTACGACTTACTCAAATCAAAAATAATTAACGACCAATTAATAGCTTTCAAAGCTACTCTATTAGTATGTGATGAAGCACATTACTTGAAGAACGCTAAGACACAAAGAACTAAAGCCGTTGGAAAGCTAGCCCGTGTTGTACCCAAAAAAATATTTTTAACAGGCACACCACTATTAAACAGACCAGTAGAACTATACCCATTGATAAAGATGTTAGCTCCGCATGCGCTTACACCATATCAAGATTATAGAAATTATGCTTACAGATTTTGTAATGCTTACAATTCAAGATGGGGTTTAGATGTATCTGGTAATTCAAACGTAGAAGAGTTAGGCGTACGCTTACGAGCTACTTGTATGGTTCGCCGTCTAAAGAAAGATGTGATGAAACAATTACCAGATAAAACTATTCAACTAATACCGTTTGAACTATGTAAGAAAACAGAAAAGATTATAGAAAGGGAAGAATGGTTTTCTATAGAGGACTTAAAGAAATACCCAGAGCGTGGTAGTATGGGAGAGCTTGCACAAATCAGACATGAGTTAGCAGTGGCTAAGATTGATGAGAGCGCAAGATATATAACTGACTTATTACATAGTATTGATAAGGTGGTTATCTTCGCTCATCACTACGATGTAATCAACGGAATCAAAGACAAACTACAAGAGTTTAACCCAGTGGTTATAACTGGAAAACACGTTATGAAAAATCGTCAAAAAGCAGTAGATGATTTTCAAACTAAGGAAGATGTAAGAGTTTTCATCGGGCAAATCCAAGCAGCCGGCACAGGGCTGACGCTCACAGCAGCTAGTACCGTAGTGTTCGCCGAGACTTCTTGGGTACCCGGTGAAATCAACCAAGCAATAGATCGTTGCCATAGAATAGGGCAGAAGGATAATGTAACTGCAAAGTTCTTAGTGGTTGAGAAAAGTTTAGATGAAACAATGCTCAAGACTATCTTTGATAAAGAAAAAACTATTAACCAATTATTAGCATAACTATGGGAGTATTCACACAGGTACAATTACGCAGGCAAGAATTAATAAGTAAAGGCTTTCCGGTTAATAAAT